TATTGATTTACTAGTATTTTATGACGGATTTGTTGAAATGTTAAGCGCGTTTGTTAGAATCAATTGGGTCAAATCCCTTGGGAGTGTGGCGGAATTGGTAGACGCGCCGGACTTAAAAGACAATAAATAATCATATACACTAGCGAACAGTACTTTTATGCGATTGGCCAAAAGCCAGTCGCTTTCTTAATTTATAACCTGTCCACGCAAGGATAAATATCCAACATATATCTAGCGTACATTTTTCACACTAAACAATGCCTACATCACTTGATTTAGAGCGGCAAGTAAATTTTGAGCGGAAGCAAATCAAAGGAGGTCTAGAGCGATTCCAAAACAATACTAAAAAGCTATTGGATAAGGACTATGCATCTGCCACCGTTTTCGGCTCGTCATCAATAGAAACTCTCTTGCCTTATTTAGTACAGTATATTGATGCAAAAAAAGAAGAAAGACAAAGCATATTAGTAGGAAGACAATTACATTTAATTCCCTATCTAATTTCTCTTGATTCAGAATCACAAGCAGCTATTACTGCCAAGATAACCTTTGATAAAATATTTTCTCCTCGCAAGGACAATAACAAGGTCGCTAATGTCGTGCAGGCAATCGGCTCTGCTTTAGAGTCTGAGTGCCAGATGAGATATTATGAATCCAGTGCACCAGGGCTTTTTGAGACATTAAAGAAAAATTATTGGCATCAAGCAAAGGGTACAGCTTACAAGGCTAAATCCATGACATTATTGATGAATAAGCATGAAGACTTAGAGCAATGGAAGTCATGGAACAGGATTGAACGTATCAAGGTAGGTACGTGGTTTTTAGATTGTCTCATGGAATCATCTGAATGGTTTGAAAGAGAACTATCTATGCACCGAGGTAAGACACAACAGTTTGTTGTACCTACAGAAAGGTTTCATAAAAACAAGGAAGAAATCATAAGATTAGCTGAATTATTCAGTCCATTAGCATGGCCGATGCTTATCGAACCACGAGACTGGTCACCTATGCATGATGGAGGATATTATCTGAATGACTTAACTAAGTGCCATGAAATGGTGCGAAGAGGTAAACCCCTACGTATACAGGGGGAAACTACCTATCAATTCCTTAATGAAATACAGAAAGTTAAATACCGTTTAAACCCATTCATAGTAATGGTTGCGGAGGAACTAGAGGAAAGAGAAATAGAGGTAGGAAAATTTCGTCCTGTTATTAATCATCCTGACCCTCCCAAGCCTCCAAACATGGAGGATGAAGAGAGTAGAAAACAATGGAGAAAGGATAAGGCAATAGCACGTAATAAGAATGCTAATGAGTGGAGGATCTCTTGTAGAACTCGAATGACAATGAATTGTGTCAGAGAGTTTAAAGACAAGGAATACTTTATTCCGTGGTCATTCGATTATCGTGGTAGAGCATATCCGATACCTAGTTTTTTAACACCTCAAGATACAGACTTTGGAAAAAGTTTAATTAGGTTTGCTGATGAAGCACCTATAACTGAGGATGGGATGAAGTGGTTAGCTTTTCAAGTAGCTACTACTTATGGTCTTGATAAAGCGACTATGGAGGAGCGGTTATCTTGGGTCATACAAGATGAAAATACAAAGTTAATTGAACGAGTAGCTACAGATCCAATTCATAACATAGGAGATTGGGAAACAGCTGATGAACCTTGGCAGTTTCTTGCTGCATGTCACGAGTATTACTGCGTTGTTATGGGAGGATTGTCGGGTAAAACTACTACTGGGTTACCCGTGGCAACCGATGCCACCTGTTCCGGCTTGCAGATACTTGCAGGCTTGGCTCGCGATAAGTCCACAGCAAGTTTGGTCAATGTAGTACCAAGTGATAAACCTCAAGATGCATATCAAGTAATAGCAGATCAGAGTCGTTCTCAGATACCTGAGAGATTGCGCCCTTACTGGGATAGAAAAAAGACTAAGCGTTGTGTGATGACTATTCCATACAACGCTAAACCATTTAGCAATCGACAATACATAAGAGATGCATTTAATGATATAGATGTTGAGGTAGATAAGGATGAACTGACACAAATAGTTCAAGCAGTCCGAGATGCTATGGAGTCAGTCGTACCAGGTCCTATGAAGGTTATGCGATGGATTGAGAAAGAGGTATCTAATGCAATTAAAAAAGGAGCTGAAGAGATAACTTGGGAAACTCCCTCTGGTTTCAGAGTAAACCAACGCCTTATGAAATATGATTACAAAAATGTTGAATTACATTTAATGGGTCGTTGTCGAATAAAGGTTATAGATGGAGAGAAAGGTATAGACCTTAGACATCACAAGAATGCTACAGCACCTAACTTAATTCATTCATTAGACGCAAGCTTATTACATTTAAGCGCTACTAAATTCAATGCACCTATAGCTCTTATACATGATTCAGTTTTGTGTAGAGCTACAGACATGAGTAACCTGTCCACATTGGTACGAGATACATATATGCACCTCTTTGCGGAGCATGATTTTTTAAAAGATTTTGCCCAAGCTATTGGAGCTGAATCTGAACCACCGATTATTGGAGACCTTGAACCGGAATCCGTAATTGAATCCACTTATTTTTTCTGTTAATGAGAAACATACACATAACTAAAGAGCCTGTAACACTAACCGGTTATCAGGCTGTGCTGAGACCAAGTAAGTTTGGTTATTCACTGAAGGCATTAGTCGACAGTAAATTAGTAGACGAACTTGAGACTGAAAGAGAAGACTGTCTTAAATGGGCAGAGTCAAAGCTTAAGAATCCAAAGAGAGCTACATTAAAGCCTACTCCTTGGGAGGAAGTTGAAGATGGTAAATTCATCGTCAAGTTTTCTTGGGCTGAAGATAAGAAACCACCTGTTGTAGATACAGAAGGAACTCCCATAACTAATACAGATACACCAGTATATGAAGGGTCAAAGGTTAAAATTGGCTTTATTCAAAAGCCTTATATACTTCGCGATGGCGTTACCTACGGTACTTCTCTTAAGCTTTCGGGCATACAAGTTGTATCAGTCCAAACCGGAGCTGGGGTTGATACTGGGGACTTGGATGAAGCTGGAGTAGCAGAACTCTTCGGAACTACTGCTGGCTATAAAGCTGACGATCCTAACGTCACTCCTGACACAACTCCCAGTTCAGTAGAAGAAGACGACTTCTAATGTTTAAGTCAGGATTAGAGGAGAAAGTCTCTGATCTTTTATGTCAGTTAGGTGTGGATTATGAATATGAAGGTAAGAGTTTTTCTTACACCATCAAGCATCAATACACACCTGATTTTATTCTGCCTAACGGAGTAATACTGGAAACTAAGGGCTATTGGAAACCCGAAGACAGACGTAAAATAAAACAGGTAATTTTAGAAAATCCGGAAATAGATTTACGTCTTGTATTTCAAGATCCCTATAAAAAAATAAATAAAAAATCAAAGACAACCTACGCAAAGTGGTGTCAGAGATATGGAATTAAATGGTGTGCTTTTCACGCCATACCAATTGATTGGCTTCGATGATTGAAAGCGAATTTATTAGACACGAACCATGTCCAGACTGTGGCTCGTCTGATGCCCTAGCGGTATATACAGACGGGCATACCTATTGTTTTAGTTGTCAAGCTAGAACTGCTGGAGATGGGCAAGAACAACAACTACCCATGCAAACAGATGTTAATTTCAAAGGATCAGCCCAAAGGCTGCACAAACGAAGAATTAGCGAAAAGGTATGTCAGTTTTACAAAATCTACAGAGATGATGCATACTTACGCTTCCCTTATTTCGACAACAATGGATGTCTTAAGGGATTCAAAATAAAAACCAAAAGTAAAGATTTTAAATATGAAGGGCAAACCACCGATACCCTATTCGGTCAGCATTTATTTCCTACTAGCGGCAAGCGTATTGTTATTACTGAGGGCGAACTAGATGCTGCAAGCTGTTATGAAGCGATGGAAAACTGGCCGATGGTTTCGCTACCACATGGCGCAGCGTCCGCACAAAAAGACATTAAA